AGCGGAAATCAGAGATACTATTGGTATTTACATGCCGAACTTACAAGTTACTAATATAACTGTTGAGGATGCTTCGGCAGGATTAGAAGATAAAGGTTATACCTTAAATCAGTATGGTGAGAGGGAGTTTAAAGTCACTAATATCGCAACTTTAGAACACACCGCAAAAATTAAGATAGATTATAGAATTACCGATTCGGCATTTGAATCACAGGATTTTATCATTATTAATATTTAATAGTATATGGCAGAAAAGAAAATTTCCTACACCGTAAGGGACTTCCAAGGAGTTAGAACAGAGTTGATAAACTTCACAAGAACCTATTACCCTGATTTAGTTCAGAACTTCAACGACGCTGGTATTTTCTCGGTAATGTTGGATTTAAATGCTGCCGTGACTGATAATTTAAATTATCAAATTGATAGAAGTATTCAAGAAACGGTACTTCAGTTCGCACAACAAAAAAATTCAGTTTATAATATAGCAAGAACCTACGGGTTAAAAATACCTGGTCAGAGACCATCAGTTGCGTTAGTTGACTTTTTAATTACAGTACCGGCTTTTGGTGATAGAGAAGACTTAAGATATTGTGGCATATTAAGAAGAGGATCCCAAGTTAATGGTGCTGGTCAACCATTTGAAACTGTATACGATATTGATTTTGCATCACCAATTAATGCAGAAGGATCACCAAATAGAGTTAAGATCCCTAATTTCGATTCAAGTGGTAAACTTATTAATTATACAATTGTTAAGAGAGAAGTAGTTGTTAATGGTATAACTAAAGTTTATAAAAGAGTTATTACGGCTAATGATGCAAGACCTTATTTGGAACTTTTTTTACCTGAAAAAAATGTATTAGGTATTACTAGTGTTTTACTTAAATCTGGTACTCAATACTCAACAATTCCACAACCCCAAGATTTTATCACGGTTGGACCCGATAGATGGTTTGAGGTTGATGCATTAGTCCAAGACAGAGTCTTTATTGAAGACCCGACAAAAGTTTCGGACCAACCAGGTATCAAAGTTGGTAGATATATTACGACATCAAATAAATTTATTAGTGAATACACACCTGAAGGATTTTGTAAAATGACTTTTGGTGGTGGTAATATTTCTGCGGAAGAACAGTTAAGAGAATTTGCTCGTGATGGTAAAGGATTTGATTTGAGTAGATATACTAACAATTATGCGATGGGTGCTGCTTTAACACCAAACACAACATTATTTGTTCAGTATAGAATTGGTGGAGGATTGGCAAGTAATTTAGGTATTAATACCATCAATCAAATTGGTACGGTTTCATTTGCTGTTAATGGACCATCTGAATCTGTTAATAGAAGTGTTGTTAATAGTTTACAGTGTAATAACGTAACCGCAGCAATTGGTGGTGCTAACATCCCAACAACTGAAGATGTTAGAAACATGGTTTCATTTAACTTTGCAGCTCAAAACAGAGCGGTTACAGTTAATGACTATAATTCTATTATAAGAACTATGCCGGCACAATTTGGAGCACCAGCGAAAGTTGCGATCACAGAAGAAAATAATAAAATTAAAATTAAGATGTTATCTTATGATACTAATGGTACTTTAAGTAATGTCGTGTCTAATACGTTAAAACAAAACGTCGCTAACTACTTATCCAATTATAGAATGATTAACGACTACATTTCAATTGAAGCCGCTGAGACTATAGATCTTGCGGTTACTGTTGATGTGGTATTAGATAATAGTCAAAACCAAGGTGCGGTTATTGCAAAAGTTATACAGATTGTTAGTGAATTCTTTAACCCATTGGTTAGAGAACTTGGACAAAACGTAAACATCTCTGAATTAAGAAGATTACTCCAAACTGAGAATGGTATTGTTAGTGTGTCTGATGTTTTATTCTATAATCAAGTTGGTGGTCAATATTCTTCATCACAAACATCAATGCCTTACGCAGATTCTGTCACAAGACAGATACAACCAACAGCAGATACATTGTTTGCAACACCTACCCAAATTTACCAAATTAGATACCCAAACAAAGACATTAATGTTAGGGTTCTTAACTTAAAAAGTGTAAACTTCTCTTAGCGATTTATTTTTTATAAAATAAGATTATTTTTTGTAAAATAGGAAATAAACTATTTATCAAAAAACGAATTTTTAATGCCCAAATCATATAGAATAAGAACTGAAGTTGGTGTTGATAAGTATATTAACGTCAATTTAGAACAAGATTGGGAATCATTAGAGGTCTTATCCCTAAAGATTCTTGCCGATGATGTATACACAAGATTATGTGCTGATTATGGTGTCGTTGTTGGACGTGTATTTGTAAATAATGGGTTTGGATTACCAAACGCTAAAGTATCAGTCTTCATTCCTTTAGATGATGCGGACGAATTAGATCCCGTAATTTCAGAACTATATCCATATAAAACTGTTAATGATACTAATGAAGAAGGTTATAGATATAATTTATTACCTAAACTACCTTCATACAATGGACACCAGTCAACAGGGTCTTTCCCAAACATTTCAGATGTTTTAATGGACGAATCCTACATTGAGGTATATGACAAATATTATAGATTTACAGTTACTACAAATGAAAGTGGTGACTTTATGATTTTTGGAGTTCCTGTTGGAACCCAAACTATAGTAATGGATGTTGATCTTTCAGATATTGGTTGTTTTTCTTTGGCACCACAAGATTTAGTACAACAAGGACTCGCAACTGAAACTCAAATTAATGGGTCAACGTTTAAAAATTCTACAAACCTAAGAGAATTACCCCAAATTAAAAATTTAATATATGATGTTAGTGTTGCACCTTTTTGGGGTGATCAGGAATTATGTCAAGTAGGTATAACAAGAGTTGATTTTGACTTAACCAAACAAGCAAACATTAATATACAACCAACAGCAATTTTCATGGGATCAATTATCTCGACTACAGATGATGATGCTCTTAATGTAAGTTGTAAACCAAAAAATAATACAGGTAATTTATGTGAAATTGTTGCAGGTCCAGGTGAGATCCAAGCGATTAGGCAAACAATAAATTCCGATGATAATGGATTACCAATACTTGAGGTATATCAAGTCGAACAAGAAGGTAAAGTAATTGATCCTGATGGAGCATACGTATTGAATGTTCCTATGAATTTGGATTATGTTTTTACTAATGAGTTTGGGGAACAAGTATTATCTGACGACCCAAGTAAAGGTATACCAACAAAAGGGAAATACAGGTTCAAATTTAAATGGCAAAATGAAGAAGGACTACAAAATAGTTTCCAAAGAGCAAACTTTTTAGTACCTAACGTTAAAGAGTATGGTTGGTCTAACTCTGCAAATGACCCTTTTGATCAACAACCATCAACTTTTACATATACAATCGCATCAGGTGTAATATCTGGATCAACAGTAATACAAACTTTTGGTTACAATGCGGGTATTTCATTAAATGATCCTTTAAATTCTTCATCATATGATGTTTATATCAACAATGTATTATATACAGGGTCTTTAAATTCAATTCCATTTGATACTGGTGATTCTATAAAAATTGTTGGTACACCAATAAATCCTAACCAACCTCAAGTATTCACTTTTGATGTTTATCCTGAAAATCTGTTTAACTTACTCAAATCGTATGCGTTTAGTTTAGATTGGGATGATTATGCTAATCAACAAGAGGCGATTGATTGCGAAGACACGTTCTACGAATTCAAGTACAATAAAGTTTATACTACTGCGATGTTCTTAGATCGTTATAAAAATGGTTTAGGTAGAGCAAGACACTTAGGTATTAAAGAAATTGATAATAGAACTTGTAAATCAACAGTAAACACTTTCCCCGTTAACGACATAATTAGGAATTTTGACTTCATTTTCTTCGTATTCAACATACTAATCAATATATTAACATTTCCTATTTTAGTTCTATTATTTGTTGCACATTTAATAGCATTGTTATGGCCAGTATTGAAATACTTGTTATTATTCTTAGGGCCATATATTGTCTATCAAGGTGTATCTGCGGGAATTGATTTAGGATATTATATTGGAACTTTATTAAATTTCGCACCTTTAGGTGGACCAGTCATATCTATAGCAACAATACTCCAAATAATTGCTCAAGGATTTAAAGTTCTAGTGCAAGTTGCTGCAGGATTAGCGTTTACTTATTTCTACACTAAATTCCTAATTGAAAGTACTAAAAATGGTAAAATAGACAATTTCCCAAGAATTGGTTTACCAATGATTTCATACCCTGATTGTACAAGTTGTGATTGTGAATGTGGGACTGCAACATTAGATGATGATTTTAATGAAAATACTTTAGCTCAAGAACAACAAGATATACAAGCCACTTTGGATAATCCCGATAGTGGGTTAGGATATGATGTAACCTTAACACAAATTAAAACCGTAATCGCACCCGTTAGTTCACCAGGATCTTATGATGTAGACCATCCTAATTTTAACAAAGATTCAAATGGAGATGACCCATACCAATGTGGTGGATCAGGACCTTATTTAACTTTTGAACATTTATTAGGTAATAATGATATTGATACTTCAGTTGCAATTAAGGCTGGGTTAGATTTTAAAAGAATAATTTCAGGATATGATATATTGAGTTCTAATGACCCTAATAAATTGTATTATGATGAGTCCTATTTACTTCATGCACCACAACCATTCTTATGGTCTGCGGCTGATAACCCAGGTGCTGATGATAGATATTTTGCTTACCCAACAAGTAATACTTTCCCTCAACAATTGAACAATTTTAACCTTAGAGATAAATATTTCTCAGGTGTTAACCAAATTAAAACTACGGTAAACCCGCAAATTGCAGGGGCAGGTACATTTATGGACCAAGTAGTCGTTATTTTGATGAATGCAGGAACTGCAGCATCTATAACAGCAGGAGGACTTTGTACGTTCCAAGATCCAAATTATATGGATTCAGGATCGACAAATAGAATGAGAAACTTAACAGGTGCAACTACCAATATATTTGGTAATAATGCAATTACAGGTTCAACATTAACGGGTCAAACAACACATTACATTACATATGCCGACCCTACAAACCCTAATGGTACTTCAGCAGCACCACAAGTACCAATTCAAATCGTACAACCACAGGTTTCTCAAATAGGGGTTTCAGCAACTCAAGAAGCGGGATTTTTACAATACCCGACTGATATTGAGTATTTTCAGTTATTAACAGGTATGACGGTATCTGAGTTCATTAATGGAGCTACCACAGCAAATAGTGGTACATACCCAACAACATATTTGGGACATGATATTACATTTGTTAGACCTGACTGTCCGTCTAATTCATGTCCATCATTCACTACTTATACTATAAATGATGTATTATATACAATGCCTAATTGGCAAAACTTTGAAGTTTGTATTTTTGTTAGAGGGGTTGACCCAAACACCGTACAACAAACTATGTCATATGACTTGTCAAAAATATTTGGTTACAATACATGGAACCAAGTAAAAATAACAGGGAATTATTATGTGAACATACCAATACAACCATCAACAGTCGCTAAAAAACCACAAACCCATTTAACTACTAATAACAATAACGCTCAACTATACTTCAACTCATTTACATTTACACCATCAAATTATACGGCGTTTACATCTAATTTACCTTACTACTATTTGAGTACTGACGACTCAATATCAACATCTAATGTTCCAGGACCAGCTTGGAATACAGTTGGATTCCAAACACAAACAGGTCAATTACAATTAGACGCATCATCAAACTATACATTACCTCGACAACAGTCTCCAGGTAATTATGTTGGTGGTGGATCGTTCTTAGGTTGGGCAAATAACTTAGGGTTTGCGTCTAGATTAGAAACTGATAACTGTAGTACATCATGTGAACACGGTCAATATTATGATACAAACACGTATTTTAATTTATCCTCAAACACTGGATGTGGATCAGGTAATTT